CTATACCAGCACTTTGACCACGGAAGGTTCTCGATTGACCACGTTCCAACTAGATCCTGTGCAATTTACCGGAAGTCTCAGAGTGCAAGGTGCTTCGGACGCCACGGCACAGACCGTGGATTGGTATGACGTAGAATTTGAAGATCTCAAGACTGGCAATACCGTGGACAGCCTGCACTTCGTAGACCGAACCGAACGCCTGGGCATCAATGTGGAAGGATTCCATCCTTACATACGCCTGGAACTAGACATCAACAACGGCAACATAGATCTTATCCAATATCGTTGATATCTTGGAAATTTAATGTTACTGTAGCAAGATGCTTGACATCTATGCCTATCTTCCTGCAAAACGTAAACAAACCGCCTCGGGCTGGATATCAGTCAATGCTCCTTGCTGTGTGCATAACGGCGAATCCTCAGATCGTAGACAGCGTGGAGGCATAAAGATCACAGACCAAGGTTGGTCATGGCATTGTTTTAACTGTGGATTCACCGCATCATTCATCCTAGGACGTAATCTTTCATTCAAAGCCCGCCGGCTGCTGACATGGCTCAATGTTCCCATGGAAGAGATCGAACGTGCAAATCTCGAAAGCCTGCGTCATCGTAGTGTGGCCGGAATTCTTGATGATCGTCAACGCACTGCCAATGTGATACAAAACATTGTTTTTGAAGATCGCGAACTGCCAGAGGAATTTGCTTTGATAGATTCTAACATGCCTATGCATTGGCAATATCTCCGAGATAGACATGTGCCCAAGGATTATCCCATTGGTATGATTCATGGTCGGCCGGATGATAAGTTTAGTCGACGACAGGGTGTGATTATACCGTTTACGCATGATGGACGTATCGTGGGACATACACGTAGATTTTTTGATGATCACAATCCTAGATATGTGCATGACACACAGCCCGGTTTTGTATTTGGCACTGACCTGCAACGTTCCGATTGGCAGCACGCGATCGTGGTGGAAGGTGTATTTGACGCTCTCAGCATCGGCGGATTGGCTGTGTTGCATGCAGATATCTCTGATACTCAAGTCCGCCTGATACGCAGTCTGGGTCGTGAAGTCACTGTGGTACCTGATCAAGATGCCGCAGGTATGAAGTTAGTGGATCGTGCAGTAGAATTAGGCTGGGCTGTAAGCATGCCAGAGTGGACTGCGGGCGTCAAAGATGTGAATGATGCGGTAAAAGAATATGGAAGATTGGTGACCCTGATACATATCATGCAGGCACGAGAAACTAGCAAAATCAAGATCGAACTAAGGAAGAGGCAACTTGTTAAAGGATTATAGCGTAGACGTACAGAGATTGTTCCTGGAGATGATGCTGCAGGATGCACAGAGTTATGTGCGTGTGCAGAATATTTACAATCCTGAGAACTTTGATCGCAGCTTGCGTGGTGCCGCAGAATTCATCCGCCAGCACAGCAATGATCACAAAACCATGCCGGTGCTAGAACAGGTGATAGCAGCCACCAACACAAAATTATCGCATGTGCCGGATCTCACTGAAGATCATTTCGCCTGGTTCATGGAAGAGTTTGAAGCCTTCACACGCCGCCAGGAACTGGAACGGGCCATATTGAAATCAGCGGATCTGCTAGAAAAAGGCGAGTACGATCCTGTGGAAAAACTGATCAAGGATGCGGTACAGATATCATTGACCAAGGACATGGGCACAGACTACTGGGAAGATCCTCGTGCCAGGATCAATCGTTACTTCAACTCCGGTGGCCAGGTATCAACAGGGTGGCCGCAACTGGATCGCTTGCTGTATGGTGGATTCAGCAGAGGCGAACTCAACATATTCGCCGGCGGCTCAGGATCAGGCAAAAGTCTGGTGATGATGAACATCGCACTAAACTGGTTGCAGGCCGGGCTCAGTGGTGTATATGTCACACTTGAACTCAGCGAAGAACTGTGTGCCTTGCGTACAGATGCCATGCTTACTAATGCATCAACCAAAGACATCCGCCGGGATATTGACACCACGGAACTCAAGGTCAAACTGGTGAGTAAGAAAGCCGGGCAGTATCGCATCAAAGGATTTCCGGCACAGAGCAACATCAACGACATCCGTGCTTATCTCAAAGAAGCACAGATCCAGACTGGAATCCGTGTGGACTTTGTGATGATCGACTATCTGGATCTCTTGATGCCGGTGAGTGCCAAGGTCAGCCCCAATGATCTGTTTGTAAAAGACAAATATGTGAGCGAAGAACTGCGTAACTTGGCCAAGGAACTGGGCGTGCTCATGGTCACGGCTAGCCAGCTGAATCGATCGGCAGTGGAAGAGATTGAGTTTGATCACAGCCATATTTCTGGTGGTATTTCCAAGATCAACACAGCAGACAATGTGTTTGGCATCTTCACAAGCAGGGCCATGCGTGAGCGTGGACGCTACCAGATACAGTGCATGAAGAGTCGTAGTTCCACAGGTGTGGGGCAGAAGATCGATCTTGAATACAATATCGAAACCATGCGTATCACCGACGCAGGCGAAGAGCAGCCACAGGGTGCGTCAGGATTTGCTAAAAGTAACATATATGAAAGCATCAAGGCCAAGAGCCGTGTGGCCGATGCTGACGTCAATGAAGACACAGGCAAGGTCACAGCAGAAGTACAAAGCAACAAACTCAAGCAATTGTTGGGACAAATAAAACAGACATGAATATCACTCTTATCAATAAAATTTATAAACACCTATGATTAATCCTTTCTGCAGATTGTTATCTAATGGATACTCATTTAGTGTCAGTAAAAAATTAGGTGGACTTACACTATCTCCTTGTTGCCTTTTTACATCAAAGATAAAATTTGATACATCGGAATATTATCAAAGCAAAAAAAATTTTAATAATATCACTGGTTGGACAGAAAGTTGCCATCATTGTCACAATTTAGAAAAATCTGGTCAACAAAGTTTACGGCAGACAGGTAAAGATTGGATCTCAGATCATGTAACAGAACAGTCAGCAGTGATGATAGACATAAATCTAGACATTGAGTGTAATGCAGCCTGCGTGATATGTAGTGATAAGTTCAGCAGTTTATGGCAAAAAGAAAATAACAAGTTGCAGGGTTTTCCGATAGATATAGAGAAGTCTACTAATCTTGTAGATGATTATATACAATCTATAACAAATAATGTGCCGTTAAATGAAGTAACCTATGTAAAATTTTTTGGTGGAGAACCTTTGTTTACCGACACTCATCTGAAATTTTTAGAAAAAATACCTTATCCAGAAAAAGTCACAGTTCATTATACTACCAACGGTAGCATTTTTCCAAAATCTCATGTGATAGATGTATGGCAAAAATTTAAAACCATTGTTTTTGCTGCCAGTATAGATGGAGTTGAAAAACAATTTGATTATGTGAGATGGCCGCTAACGTGGGACAAGGTCAGCAGTAATCTCATCAAACTAAAAGAAGCTTCTTTGCACAATGTAATGTTTAGGGTAGAATTTACTGCTAACTTTCTAAATACTTTCTATTTTGATCGGCTGGAGCAATGGATAAAAAATAATTTTTCAAGCAATGTTTTTGGAGATCCTACAGAGGTTAACATTCATGATTGTGTTAACAGTCCTTTTTCATTGGATCATATGCCAGAAAACTTGCGTTGCTTAATCATGGAAAAGTATCCACAAAATCATGTCATACACGGTCTAGTGAAGAACCTTGCAAACAATCGAGACCTTGTGGAATTTTACGATTTCGTATATGTCTGGGACGTTCGGAGGCAGTTACACTGGCAAGATTGTTTTTCTGAAATAGTCGATCATATTTCCAAATCATAAATTTGGATATCACGCAAACATGAATTTGATATGTTTTCCGCACTATACTTGTGGTGGGTTGATGTGCGATTTATTGTCTAATACATTTTCTCCGGTTGGAAAAAACGGAGGTATCGATTCAATTTTGCACAGGATCGGCAAGATTGGAGATTCAGACATGGTGTTTGATCAATTTGATATTGGCACCTTTATAAACAAATTAAAAAAAATAAGTGCTGGACAACATCAGTGGGTTGGAACTCATTGTTGGCCGGGGAATATTGATTTAGATTTTTTAGATAAAATCATTGTCATCACCACTTCTACATACCGAAGCAAGATTTATAGATGGGTACGTGCTTATCACCATTACTTCCTATCATCTAAACCGTGGTTAGAAGTTCAAAAACAACAACGGATTGACAAAGAAAGAGAAACCGCAAAAAACTATCTTGATCCTTTTCGTCCTGTGCATTCACATAAAATCATAAATTTAGAATTTGCTGAGGTAGTAGAAAATCGGCAAGAATTTACCACTTTGATAAATGATTTAAATCCAATCGCAGATATAGATTTGCACATGGATAGATGGCGAGCACTGAATAAATTTTTATATGACAAAGAAATTTGGTCAAGCGACCCTTGCCAACGTTTTTATGAAGCTGAATTAGAAACACAACATAATAGATTTTATGTCTATGAATAAAATTTATTGTTTGGGAGATGGATATGCACATGGGCATATCTGGCCAGAATGGCCGCAAATTCTCCAAGTTTTATTGCCCGATTACGAGATCATCACTGGCACTGGAGTTGGGGCTGGCAATGAGTTTTTGATTGACACCCTGTTGAATTTTGATTGTCAAAATCAAATAGTGATTTTTCAGTGGGCACAACCGTACAGATTTGACAAGTTACTGCAAGACGAACAATGGAAAAATCTTGCTGCACAAGATCCTGTATATCATTTTAATTTTGAAAACAATGCATCAGGAACTTGGTGGCTGTCTAGCAATAGTCAAAATGCAAGGATACAGGAATATCATGAGTTTTTTATACAAAATCACCAAGCAAATTTACGATTAGCGTCTCAGAAGACATTGGTAGAAAATTATTTGCAAAACAAAAAATGCCGTTATTGGTTTACAAGCACACAACAGCAAGAGAAATTTTGTAGATCACATCCCGACAAAATACGACGTGGAAGTGAGATCCAACCCAGTCCAATCATGCATTTTTATTTTGTTGTTGAATGCATCCGACCCGCACTTAATCTTACTGTAGATAGTCAATTGCAAAGTGCTACATATGCCTTGATCGCACAGCATGAATGGGCGGCTTATGATCCAGATCGCGAGTCAATCTGGCAAGAAATCTGTGCGAAAATACATTCCATATACAAAACAACAATGAATAAATAATCCAAAGGTTCAGGCCCGAGATGCAAAAACGCACCCGCAGCATATTAGAAGAACTAGATGCGATATACGTGGAACGCCATGAAGATCGTGATCGCCGCTACATCATCGAAAGCCGGGCATCAAACGTGATAGCCAGTGCTGTGCGATTGGTAGAACAGATCGAAGCAGCATATCCTGCTGATCAAGCAGAGAATCTAGTGCGTAAACTGCTGAACGCCATACGCACCAAGGACGCGGCCAAATTCGCCCGCACAGTGAGAAGAACAGATGCAGATCTATGAAGTAACACGGCCACCGTTACATGAATCAGTGCTGGGTAACATGCTGGGTGACATGTTTTTTGGTGCTACCGCTGCGGGCATCAATGCTGTGCGTGGGTTGCTGACCAAGGATCCCGAACTGATGAAATTGCCTTTAGATCAGCGGGTCAAACGCATAGCAGCCTCTGATCAACTGCGTGGTGAAGCCATTAAAACCCTGCAGGCATGGAATGGCCACATAGCACAGATCACCCGGGCCAATCAGAATCAACCGCCCAGCGAAGACATGTACAAACAGGCCATGATGGACTGGATCAACAAAAATCTGTTTGCCAACAAAATCTCCAGCCAAGCACCAGGCATAGATAGATCTGTGCAAGACATCATTGCCAGATCTTGGACGCA